GGCGCATCTCCTGAGACTATTACATCTCAAGAGAGACGTAATTGTCTCCTGGCTAGGTAGTAGTTTTTTACTAACCTAATCCGCCTCCTAAAAGGGGCAGATCCTCCGGTATTTGATGTCGACGGAAACCGGCCGTCCAGCAAGCAAAAGGTGGTTCCTGTCAGCGAATGGCAATTCGCTGCGTTTAAGGAACGCCTTCAAAAGTGCGCCATAGCCATCCAGATTTGATTCTGGGAGCTTGACCTTAATCTGCATGCCCTTGACAAAGGGGCGCTGAAGATCAGGGTCCCATCCATCGGTATCATACCCGATGAATGAGTGGCGACCTAGTGCTGAAGATGTTTCTGCAACCCTCGGGAGAGGTATTACCTCTTCCAATAGATTGTAGACGTACTCCGCCGTCTTCCACAAACCATGCTTATAAAGCAAGTTTGCAAAGGCGACGGAAGATACGACTTCAGATGCTTGCTTCCGTTGCGTAGGGAGCATAGTCCGGAGTTTCACGATGGAAACATCGTGTCCGTTCCAATACTCCTTACCGCAAGACTCTCTGAACTTACCAGTCCAGAAAGACTTGTTTGAGTTCACTTTGAAACCAAAGGCTTCGAGTGAACCGACAACGGAACCCACATAATCTACGGGAACGACAATGTCGTCACCGTAGACGCGTACCGAGCCCTTCAGAGACTTTATGTCCTTTTGGGTGAGCCGGCGGCCTAGACTCTCCTCGATCCCCATGAAGACCACTGTTGCGAAAACAACAGCCTCCATAGGGAAACAGAGAGCCGAACCCATCGACGCGAATTTCGCAAGGCGTATAATACGCCTTCCGTCAACATCAGCCTTCCGACTTCTTGTTGCATCAACCGCAGCTGCAAAGCTGGGGAAGTTGCGAAGAAGACGCCGTACATGCTGATTCGAAACACGATCAGACGCTTCACTCAGGTCGAGTGTAGCCAGTTTCCCGGTGAGGGAACCTGTACGAGCCATCTCCTGATTAGGGAGTTGGCTCTTGTAGTCGATAAGGTTACGCGGGTTGTCAAACCTGCGCATAGCCCTCTCGAATACCTCCAAAACGCCCTGCTGCATGTATTGCATTGCAGTGGGCTCAATGGCGATAATTCGAGGTGTTTTGAGCGTTTTAGGAACTGTGATCACCCTAACAGGGATCTCAGTTCCGGGTTCGTGGAAGACAAGACGGTCATAATCCTCAGTAAACTGAGAATACGAGGCAAAGAGGTTTTCCCCTGCGGGGAAGACTTCTTCGAGCCGCTCGGTCCAAGCTGACTGATTAAACTTACGGTTTCCCTTAAGTCTATCAGCAGTTGCACCGGGTCCGTGTTTAGGAATGACGTTTCCTTCATAGATCTCTCGATCTATTTCAGAAAACATGTCAGCCCAAAGCAAGAGAACCATACGATCGAATCTCTCTAAGAGAGATTCAGAAATCGTACGATCATTCTCCTTGACTTCCAGCTCACAAGAGAGGTACTTGTCGATAGCAGCTTCTCGACGTGCAGGACTGCACTCGATAGCCATCTTAGCGAACATCAGAGTAATCTGACGAACGCTTTGAATTGCATCGACAGAGGCATCATCTCTTAGAACACCGGTTTTCCGGTCGAAGACAAGCTCAAGGAAACCTCCGAATAAACGGGGGAGACCGCCAGTAAAGGCGAAGCCTCTAAACTGGTCGTGAGCGACGAAACCTTGGTCGAGACTTTTTTCGAAGTCTTTACCGAAGTTCGGCAGGGTTATCGTAAGAAACGATAACCCCTCACCTTCGACACGCACAGAGATCGTTTTTAGATCTCTATGGGTACTAGTGTGACACCATTCTCCCATTTCAGAGAGAATCTGCTGCAAGAGATCCATCAGGCTTTTCAATTTCTGCTCCCATCGGAGTTAGAAATTCCATAGCATGATGCACTCAACCAACAGGTGACGGCTAATGCCGCCCTCTGCTCTTGTTGGAACCACCATTATAGTGGATCCAACCGAGAACCAGAGTAAGCGTGAACAGACCCAGAAGGATCTGATCAAGCGTCATCTTAGCTCTCACCACCAAGGAACTTGGTGGCCCACGCTGCGTCATTGATCAGGGCCGTGAGGCTCTGAACGATGGCCTGCTGCTCGGCGATCGAGTAGCCCCCATTGATGGGGGCATCGACGACGATGTAAGCAGCCATCGAAGCCTGAGTGTTCACCGTTGGGGTGAACGCGTCAGGAATGACCTTAGCATGATCGACACGCGCGAGACGCTGGGCACGCTTCTTGTTAGAAGAAAGCTTGTGCTTAACGTTGATCGCGACGGTTCCATCCGGCACCTGATAGGTGGCGGTGGAGCCCACTGCGCTAACTCGCGGAAGCGAGATAGCAGCAGCAGCGCCGATCTTAAGGGACTGAGGGTCGTTGAGTGCCATGCGAGGATTCCTTTACAGTTGACCGAGGGTATATACCATCGGCTATGTTGAGTTGTAGGCAAATGCCTAGTCTTAACGCGACTAACGAGGTTGAAAAGCGCAACTAATCGTTGATCAACCTTTTTGGTGCCTTGGTCATACCAAGTGCACCTAGAATTGCCCATTGCTTACCCGAAAAAGAATTCGGGTTTTGGGCAAATCCATAGGGGTTCGCCCGAAATCGCTGCTTCCGCGTAGTGCGGTAGCTAGTAGAGATCGGGGCGCGATCTTTCGAAGTAAAACCGAAAGAATCGTCCGTCGTCTTGACATACTCTGACACTGTCGTGTTCATGAGATAGCCATAACGAAGAACCAGATCATCCGAACTGAATGCCTGAGCATTTGAGATCAAAGTCCCAATGTTCAGGTACCAGTCGAACAACCAACTGAACGGCATTGCTTCCCAGAGGGTCTCCAGCGTAAGCCGGGTACCCATCAGCTTGTTTGCAAGCTGATCGGCCGCCTTCAACTTTGCCCATAGGGTATCATCCCCGTTGACAAAGTATCGGTAGCTGCCTGAGAACCACAACTGGTCAGTACGACGAGTTGTGGTCCGCCCCGGGACACGAGAGTTATAAAACTCTCCTCCGTGCTCTAGAACCATGGCACGGAGACCGCCTACCTGTCCAATCTCAGGACCGAGCAAAAGCTCGGAACTGCGACTGGTGGTGTCGGTGGTCGTGGGAAAGGAGTACTTGCGACGAACGTCGCGGCCGGAATCTCGCAAATACTGATTAATCACCTCGGTTGAGGTGAAAATCGCTTTGCAGATTTCCTGCACATCTCTGACCGTAGGCACGATGCCAAACTGGACTGCTAGATAGTCGCTCCCCGCAGCGGGGAACAACTTCTTGGCATTTCCAGTTCGCATTGCCTTAGCGATCGCGAGAGGTGCAGTTGGGATGTCTTGGATAAGTTCAGCCAAGGCAATCCCGAGATTCGCGACTGGCTTAGTCGGGAGGGTCTTATTGATCGCCAGCGATCCGTAGTAGACGGGGTCCAAAGACTCCGGCTTTCTAGGGAACTGGTTCTCAAAAGCCCTTTGCGAGGAGAAACCACTGTTGGCATCATATGCAAACAGGGTTCCGTGGAACTCAATGCCTCCAACAGAGTTGAAGGCACGGATGTTCCTATCGCCGAGAGCAGAACCCATTGTACACTTAAAAGTGTCGAATGGGTGTCCGTTATCGCCCTTAGCGGAGCGGTTCGCCAATTCCTGATCTTCGATCAGGGATTGAGGAGACTCCACATCAGCCAAGCTGCTACCTCTGTAAGAGGTAGTCTCCTGGGGGAGACCACGTCGGTCTTTATCTTCCGACGTAGTCTCAAAGACGCGAGCCGGAGACCCGTTCCACATCACTTGACCTCTATAAGAGAAGTCAAAGTGCTTGTGATAACGTGTCAACGTCGTCGTCTCACCCATTAATTCAGTTCCAATGTTTAGTTGTGATGGTAAAGACAGGTAGGGTAAGCGCATGACAGTTTGAGGTACACTGTATCCTCGAGTTCGTCTGCTATCCTACAATCTGTCAGAAACTGTTCTTTCAGCAGGCACTAAGACCTGGTGGGGCCCCCTAGGGGGTC